CCGGTGACAAACCTGCTGGGGGAAGGATTCCCCCACACCCGTCCGTGTAATGCTCTGAACTGGACGAATAGCGAAGTATAGCATAGTTATACCATTGTACCAATAGAAGTAGGACGGATACCTTCCACTAACATACGTTAGCCCCACCGCTAAACCCACACTAGTCGGCCCCGCACCCCACCACTAAACCCACACTAGTCGGCCCCCCCCGGGGCGGGCGCGGGCGCGCTGCGGGCGGGCGGTGCGGGTGGACGTGGGCGGCGCTGCGCTACGGGGCAACGGTTCCGGGGGTCCCAGGTTCTAGTTCGGTCCCTAATGAATCCGAATAAATTACCCTGGCATCTTGTCCGGGTGGGTGGTCCCCGGCCATAACACCGTGTAGGGTCCCTGTCATGCCATGCATGGCGGCCCGGGGACCGACTGATCCCCCGAACAGGCGAGAGGAGGATCCGGTGGACGTGGTACTGCCTACCGGGTCCAATTCCCTGTTCTCCGATCCCGATGACGCCCAACAACGGCGCACGGTTCCCGGGCCATTTTCTCCCTGTGACTGCATAGGTCAACGGGGCGAGGCCGACGAGATTCGTCGGCTGATTGCAACGGCCCGCGCCACCCTGACGCGGGCCACGACGAGAGGAAGAAAATGACCACACTTACCACGCTCCTAACACAGGCCGAGACATGGTGGCAAGGCGACGCCATGACCGAACGGCGCGCAAGCGTTCTCCGGTACGGCCGGGCGGAACGAGCATTCCACCTAGCGGCCCTGCTGGGACTGTCCGGCGTGAAGGATCTCGATGCCGGACGCAAGTCGATACAGGAGACCAGCCCGCACCTGTTCTATGACGGGGGAGGCGTTGCGGATCTCTGGCGACGGTTCGCCCCGTTCGGCTGTGCATGGGGACTATCTCCAGCACACGGTCGGGCGGCCCTCACGGCCGCAGGGAACCTCAACCCGGACAAAGCGTACGACGCTGTGGCCCTACTCACAGGACTACAGGATGACGATGCCAGCAGGGCAGCGGCGCCCATTATCAGGCAGGTCCTACTGTCAAACTCCACGGCGCTACGGGACGACGCCTACACACTCACGGTCGCCATGGACGCCCTAGCCACGGCGTCTGAATGGCCCAAGTCCAGAACAGACCGGAGACGTGCCATCCGTCTCGCCTTCCGAACCATTGTCATCGACCACGGCCCGGCAGGCGTGAAGGTCGGCGCCGTGCTCCAGTCGGCCGAAGAGGAACAGGCCACGAAGCGGGCCGATGCGCAAAAGACACGACGCAAGGCCGAGCAAGCGGACGCCATCCGCAAGGGTGCCGATCCCGTCGGGCAGGCGTTCCTCGTCCTGAGCAAGTGGGTCGGGGATGGCATGCCGGAGCCGCACCTCCCAACTCCCCTCCCGAAACTGGGGAAGGGAAAAAAGGCCGTCACGGCGACCCGGCGCAACGTGTACGAGTACCTGTCCAAGATCGCCCCCGACCAGTTGGCGACGCTGGATGACCTCAAGGCCACGGGCTAATGATCCTCGCCACGGTCCTAGACGGGCGCTACTTCCTCGCCTTCTGGTCGATCACTCTTGTGACCATCTTCCTATGGAGGTGGTGCCGTTCGAACTAACCGAACACCCTCCCGGACAAGCCCTGCGCCATGCGTGGGGCTTGTCTCGTTTTCAGGCCGACAACCTCCACGACCGGAAGGCTTAGGACTGGGGGCGGCTGTCCGGCGGCTAGACCTGCATGCAAGCGGTCCGGGCGGGGAAGGGATTGGTCACACGCTGCCGGGTGGCTTGTGGTGTCTACGGGGCGAGGTGTAGGCGGTGTTTCGGCGGGGCGCTGACCGGTCGGAACCGGCGGGCGGCTGTAAAGATATTGTCCTTTATCTTGAATGGACACCGAACACATGTTCAAGCAAGGGGGCACCCCTAGGGGGGGGCGGGTGTTCCCCGTAAGGTTATGTATAGATATGGAGGGACGTGGCGGATCAACTCTGGTGGAGTGTGACCCTTTCATGCCATGGTTGCATGGCCCCCCCCTATACTCTGTCAGCCTTGTCCCGCGTTTACGCAGGTCAACATGCGGGTCACAGGCGGGACACTTCCCGCAGGGTTGATAGGAGGTGGTGTTGTGCCGCAGAATGGTGGTGGGCGTGGTTGGCAGTACGATGAGGCCACGGGAGAGTACGTTATGCCCCCGAAGTGGCGGGCACTCATGGAATGGTTGTTAGAGGGTCCCGATAGGGATCCTGCGTTTCAGTATGAGTGGGCTGAGTTGAATGGGTTGCATGAGGATTCTGTGCGTCGGATGAAGCGGGATGTCCGTTTTGTGCGTGAGTGGAATCGTCGTTGCGCTGAGTTGAATATTCATCCGGAGCGTACTCAGGGTGTGATTGATTCGTTGCATCGGATGGCTGTGGATGGTAATGTGCAGGCTGCGAACTTGTATTTGCAGTACACGGATCGGTTTACGCCGAAGCAGCGGTTGATTCGGGAGGAGCCTGAGGCGTCGGATTTGTCGGATTCGGAGTTGGCGGATCAGTTGGAGGATCAGGTGCGGCATTTGAGGGTGGTTGGTGACTGATGGCTTTGCGGGGGGATCGTAAGTGGCGTCGTGCAATGCGGTTGGCGTATGGCGCCAACCGTCGTCGCAGGGAGCGTGCGGATTTCGGGTGGTCGGGGGTTGTTCCGTGGTCGTGGGGTACTAATGGTAGGTTTGATCCGAGGGAGTTTTGGGAATATGGCTAAGAGTGCTGTAAATGCTCATGGGGTGCGGGGGCGTATGCGCCGTCAGGGTCCGTTGGATCGTTTCGATGAGTCTGTCGGTGAGGATGAGCGTATCGCTGCGGGGTCGTTCAATATGGATCCGGGGATGCGTGCCGCTGACGAGTTCACTGATGTGGCTTCTCCGGGGTACCGGGAGAACGCGAAGCGTGTAGCGGAGCGTGGAGGCAACAAGCAGTACGCTACTTCTCTGGAGGAGGAGGAGGCCGGTACTGAGGCTGATGAGCGGCGCAAGCAGTTGATGTTTGTGTTGGCTGCCCTGATTGGTGGCGGCATGCTGGGTAAGGGTGCCAGTAGGGCGATGGGTCCGGGTGCCCGTCCGGGTTTGGGTGTGGGTGCCCGTAACCCCACTCAGGCGGAGTGGAACGCCATGAAGATGCGTCAGACCTCAGGGCGCAGTCAGGGTGCAAACTTTCATGGTATGACGGGAACACCCCTGCGCCCTCATTCCCAGTTCGTTGGTGGATCTCAAGGCACTACTCGTATTCCTTCCAAAGAGGTGTATGACAGGGCATCCATGCTGCGCCGTAATTTCAGGGGTTGAAGTGACTGATGCGTTTGCAGTGGAAGCAACGGACGTGTATGATCCGTTTCACGATGAGGAACCTTTGGAATGCGGTCTGGAAGACCCCGAAATCTGCGAGTCATGCCAGTGAGGTGGACGATCTCGGTGTTCGTGACAGCAATGTTCTTGTCTGTGGCCTTCACGGTTTGGGGTTTGGGTCGACTGTTACAGTCGTTGTTAGATTAGATGGGTCGCCTGAGTGAACTTCAGCAGGAAGCGGAGTGGCGAAGATGCGTTACGGATGAGCCGTACTTCTTACGCATGTATTGGAACATTGCCCATCCTACTCATGGTCGAATACTTTTTGATCTTCGGGATGCCCAGTCTTTCGCTCTAACCCAGTGGGAAGATAACCGTTATTCGTTGACGTTGAAGGCCCGTCAGATTGGGTGGACTACACTGGTTGCGGCCCACCAGTTCTGGTTGGCGTTCTTTCACGATGACCAAAACATTATTGATCTGTCACGTACGGAACGTGAGTCTGTACTACTGTTGCGGAAATCCAAGTACGGGTTTCAGCATTTGCCGGATTGGATGCTGGAGCGTGGCCCCAAATCATTGGTGGAGCACCAGCAGAAAATGGGGTTCAGTAACGGCAGTATGATTACTTCGATGCCTTCGGCATCGGATCCTGCGCGTGGAGAATCCGCGTCGCTAGTTGTTGTTGATGAGTGGGCGTTCTTACCGAACCCCGAGGAAGCATGGGCATCCATTGAACCAGTGGCTGATGTCGGAGGCCGAATCATTGGTCTTAGTACGGCGAATGGAAGCGGAAACTTCTTCCACGAACTTTGGGTTGGGTCACAGACGGGTACGAACCGGTTTGCACCGATGTTCTTTCCGTGGTCTGCTACGGAGGACCGGGGAGAGGCGTGGTATCAGTCAAAGAAAGAGTCGATGCTTCCGTGGCAGTTGGCTCAAGAGTATCCGACGACGCCGGAAGAGGCGTTCATCAAGTCTGGTAACCCAGTGTTTGATTTGGATGTGTTGGAAGATATGAAGCAGTACGAGGAGCAGGGTCAGCGCGGCTACCTTTGGGAGCCGCACACACGAGTCGTGGAGTTTAGGGCTGATGCTAACAGTTTGGCGTGAACCGGTAGTCAACACGCCGTACTGTATCGGTGTCGATACGGCGGAGGGGCTACTGCATGGTGACTATTCGTGCATTCAGGTGCTGAATGTGCGAACGGGGGAACAGGTCGCTGTCTGGCATGGGCATATCCCACCGGATACGTTGGCGAATGAAGTGTTCAGGTTGGCTTTGTGGTACAACAGCGCATTGACGTGTGTGGAGTCAAACAATCATGGTTTGACGACGATTGTTCAGTTGCGGCAGTTGGGGCATCCGAATCTGTTTCGGAAGCGGACATTGAATACTACGGTGACGCGGGTGTCTCAAGAGTTTGGTTGGAAAACTACACGTACGTCGAAGCCGTTGCTGATAGATGACCTAGGTATGGCTCTTCGTTCGGGGGAACTGATGATCCATGATCGGTTTACTGTAGCGGAGTTGCGTACCTACGTGCGTAACGAGCGGGGTTCGATGAGCGGATCGCCGCACGATGACCGCGTGATGGCGTTGGCGTTGGCGAATGAGATGCGCCAGTACGCTTTCATGCCGGAGTTTGTGCAGAAAGTGGACGATTACTGGACTGTGGATTGGTGGGCGCGGATGGTCAAATCGGAGGAAACACCCGATTATCAGATCGGTGCCCACTCCATGCGTGGGACAGTGTGATCTTAGTGGTTAGACAACAGTGGAGGATTCATGCCAGCAGCAGGTAACTTTGTTTCGCACACCAACGGTACTCGTACCATTGATGGCGCAACAGGTACGAACAACAGAATGGAACGCGGCGGTTCTGTCGTGTCTAACCCGATTTGGGAACCGGCAACGCCGAACTCGCCTAAGCAGCGGTTCGATAGCCCCAAGTACGCTAACCAGACTGGTGGGTACGGTGAAGTCTCCGTACGTGACACGCCGTTGAACCAGCATGGTTCAACGGGTAGTGTTGAGCCAGCAAAGCCTCAGCCGAACCTCAGAGGTCACAACGCTGCACCACACACCAAGCGTCCGTAACTGTGGCAATCCTCCCCCGGGGGTGTCCTACAGTGAGTTCTGCGA